GCTCCTGAAATGCTAGGATCATAAATACCCCTGAGAATTTTAGACGATTGTTTTGTATAATGGTCACGTAAGTATATATCACTTAAGATGCTTGTCTCTTCGTAACCTAATCTAGGGTAAGGGTTTCCATCTGCTCCAGTAAAATAAAAACTTTGATTAATTAAAGTGTTTAGTTCACCTATTTTTCCGCTAAGTGTCCCGGATATTGTGAGTAGCTCAGATTGCTGAGCTTGTTCGTCAACTATATAATCGAATTCGTATAATAATAATCCGCTAGCAATTTCTCCAATTTGATTGATTGAATACATGTTAATATGTACACAAGAAAAAAAGATTATCTTTTTAAAATCTTCAGAAGCTCTTGTTCTTTTTTAGAGCCTGGTTCGATAATTGGTTTAGTGACTTGAATAGATTTATTAGAGCCTTGACTATATTGACGATATGCCTTAATAAGTTTGTTTTTTAATGTAAATTTAGTTCCAGAAGGAAACACTCCAGCATTGACCGCTAATTCCTGCATTTGAGATAACTGCATGCTTGCAAGTGCATCCTCAAAATCTTCTAAAGATTCTGCCCCAAATGGGTTTTTTGTTTTTCTGCTTAGTATGCTTTCTAAACTTCTTGCATGCTGAGCTTCTTCTGCTATATGATTTTTTCCATCTGCAAATTCTTGAATTGATTGTTTATTTGTTGAACTTGCTTGCCTTTTTGATTTAACTATTTTTTTCTTTGCCATAATAATACTCCTTTTTCCTATATCTATGTTCATATATATTATAATATTTATAAACAAAAAATCCACCCATTTGGGTGGATTTTTTATTTAGTTCCTTGTTAGGATCTTTATCACAGAGTGATTCCAGTAAGAACTCGATTATCGAGAACCATCCGGCCCTCTTCCATGGAACCGTAGTATCCAATTTTTTGTTGACGAACACTGTATTGGTCATCAGCCAAAAGGCTAAGCTCGGATCCAGTCTCTGCATCAAGAGCGATTGCACGGAACAATGATTCACGGCTGCGATCCAATCCAAGAACAAGATCATCATCAGTGTTACCGCTCAAAGTATTCCAAGTTGCGAGGAATTTTTGTGCAGTACCATCAACTTTACCAAGTTCATTGATTTCCATGATGCTAATGCCATAGAATTCGGGAATACCTGCATTGTTGTAGATCGCATTACGCATGTCGTCAGTTGCAGGAACAATATCGCCAGCTTGTCTTCCACCATCTGTAGCGGTACCCTTGGTGTTGATTGGGTTGTAGGCCATAGAGCGAAGACCTTCAACAGCCTCAGGAGACATAATAAGATCAGTGACACCTTTGATGCGACCGCCTTCTGGAGCTCCACCAGTCCATGCGGTATTGATACGCTTACCAAGAGTCAATAATCTATTGAAATCATCAAGGATTAAAGTGTCACCTGCAGCCTCAATGGTATGACTTTGTCCGTTAGTCTCAGCATCAGCCAAAGATCCAAGGATCAAGTTAGCAGATGTATCTTCTTGACGAAGCAAGATTTCTTGAGCGATGCGTGTAAAAGTTTTACCGATAACATCCATGCGGGACTTTGCAGCATAACGTTTGTCGAAATCTACAGCGCTATCAAGACGATAGGTGTTGAATTTCATTTCAGAAACGGTAGGGGTAACTGTATTAGTAGGAAGACCTCCTGGTACAGTTGTGCTGTAAACCTTAACATAGTCTGGAGCAGTTACATCATAGTAAAGGTCCAAAGGAATGCTTGGGCTATCCATTTCGTTAAATTGGAAACTTGTAAACAAGTTACTAATTGTAGGGGCTTGATTGACTACTTCGGATAAAACTGGACCGATGAACTCAGCCAATGCTTGTTGTGCCTCATAAGCAACGTCTCTGTTACGAGAGGCCATAGCCTTTACAAGTTCTACTTGCTCTTCTGTTCTCTTAAGTGTGATTTTCATGTTTTTTTTGTCCTCTCTTGACTTACAGATTAAAGATCAATCTTGATGATATAATATCCACCAGTACTGCCATCGCCCGCAAAATAGTCTGCAGATTCTGAATCGTAAACACCTTCACGATTTCCTCTTCCGATGCAAATTCCAACTTGTGTAGCTGTATCGCCTTCTGTATCCTTGGTGAATTTACCACCAAGGCCTGCAAAAACTGGATCTCCAATTGTTGGAGCACTTCCAGTGATTCCCTTAGTTGAAACAGTGATAATTCCCTTGGTTAACACAGGAACAGCTTCTCCAGGAAGAACTCCTTGATGCTCAAGAAGTTTTTGACGATAGTAAAGCATTTTTTCCCCGTTTTCATCATAAGCGAGGGTTTGGTTAAGCGTGACGCCCAAAATGGTATCAGTTACACCAGCAACTTCAATTTTTCCAAAAGCTTCGGGGTTGACATTGCGACCAACGTGAGGGTAGCCTGTTGAACCCAAGTAGGTGTTCAGAGTAGAGTCTCCTTTGCCTGCATCTTCGCCAGATCCGCTGTATCCAGCACCAAGATCGAGTATACCTTGGGTTGGCTTAACAAGAACACCGGCGTCATGTTTGCCGGATGCAGCGTGAGTATTAACAGAGATGCTTGTTAAGTCAAGCTCTGATGTTTTGAGAGCGAACAAATTTACTACAAAATGTTCGTTATATTGCCTGAATGGTAGTAGTCTATTAGCCATTTTTTATTTCCTCTATTTTTTAGTATTGAATTTGTACACTATCCTTGGAGAAAGATTTTTTAAATTTTTCTCTTAAAGAAATTTCTTCTTCGATTGATTCGCTGTTGTTGTTTGCAACTGCTTGCTCTTCAGATTCTGCAGATTCAATAACTTCTTCAGCAGCTTCTTCTGATTCTTCAGTAGATTCAACTTCAGCTTCGGTTTCGTTGGCAAGAGATGCAAGACGTTTCTGCACTTCTGCTTCAATTTTTTCGTTGAAAATCTTTTCTTGCTCTTCTTGGAAAGCTTTTGTTTTATGTTTCCATACTACATTGAGCTTTTCTTTGTATTGAGCATAAGCTTCTTCGGATGAACCGAGCTCTTTAAGTTCTGATGCTAAAAGTACTCGATCTTCATCTTCCAATAAGAAATTGTCATCAAGTTCACTCATTCTTTCGTTGAACAATTCAGCTTCTTGTTTTGCAGCTACTTCTGTTTTAATTGTTGCAAGTTCTTCGCTAACTTCAGAAAGTTTAACCTTCATGTCTTCAAGCTCTTGTGCGGAAGCTTCTTGAGCTTGGGCAAGTTCTTCTTTTTCTTTTTGTAGGTCTTCTTTTTCTTGTTGCCATTTTTCGCTTTTGTCGATGATGGCGTCATGAAACACTTTAGTGATATTAGCGATTGCCTCTTCGGATAACTTCTTAGAAGAAGCTTGAGCCTCGAGGGTTTCGGTTACTTGATCTAGAATTTCTTTTTCCATAATGTGATTTGGTTTATGATTCTTGTTAATGATTACATCGCCATTCTGTAAATGGGAACTTTTTTCTTGTAAAAAATTATTTTTTATTTTCAGTACTTCAATTGAAGCATCATTATCGCCTTGAGTATTATCACCTTCTTCGTTTTCTGCAAGCATGACTAAACCCTTGACATCCGCTGCTGGATTCGATGTGAAACCTATACCTATAGGATATATATCGCCTTTAATTAATCGATAAACTTCTTCTCCTTCTTCAGTCCTTCCATTTCCTCCGTATGCTTTTAGGTATTTAGAGTATTCTTGCTTTAGTTCTCCAGAAATGATTTTCGCTTCTTCTAGGTTTTTACTGCCTACCGCTATCACATAATCATTGAATCCAATTTCCCAGCTAGCGGATACAGTTTGATAAAAATCACTAGACTCATCGACGGATTGTTCAATTAACTCTGCAAAATCTGGATTCACTGTTCTATATACAACGGCTGAAAGTGCAATATTAAATGGTCCATTATTGTTTGCGGCTTCAGCTTCAGATATGATTTCGTTACTTCCATACTCCGACAAAGAAGCTCCCACAATATGACCCACCACCTTTTGTTTTTGATGCTCTATGTTTGTTGGTTTATGAATAAAGTAATCTTTAATAGCTAAAGCTGTAGCAGTGTCGATTCCATCCCCGTTTTTATTAAACCTATTAGCGACAGCTGCATTAAATGCAACCCCAACGAGGTCTATATTCTTTTCAAAGTCTATATTTTCTGGGGCTAGCTCTTTTAATGAATCAAGTGATGCAGAACTTATCAGTTGATCACTATCATTTTGTTGTACAGCTATACTCTCTTCAAAGCTAGTGATATATTTATATGGCAGCATAATATTTTTTTATTTTAAAAATGATACTTTATATAGATACACTTATTTTTGATTTTTTTTACTATGATATAATATAGCTGCAGGATAGGATACTATTTTATGCTCTTCTCCTATGTCGAGCACTTCAGGCATGATGGTTAAGTCTTCTATATTATTAAAGTCTTTAATGCACTCGCTAGCTGTACTTTTCCAGCTTTCCATATCTGCAGACATAACAATACTTTCTGAAAGACTCTCAATCATGCTTTTATGCTCTTTTGATAAACGTTTTTTATTGTATGCTTTTTTAAGTTCAGATTCCATGTGTTTGTCAAGATCTTCGATGGCATATATGACAGACTGTATATCGGCCCTGCTGTATGAATCTTCGTGAGCTATTAAATTATTAGTTTTTGTTTTTGTGCCAGCGGGCCTGCCAGTCTCACTTGGTACCGAAGTCTGGGATCCTAATTCTTCTCCTTCTGGTAGAATAGGCTGAGCGACACTAAGGGGGGTATAGAATCCTTTTTCTCTTTGTTCTACAAATTTCTCTTGAGCAGGTTTTAAATCTGATGGATCCGGGTAAACACCTTGCTTGAGGGCAGTCATGCCTTGCTCGGGGGTAATGATTCCCATCTCGATTAGTCTAGATGTGACTCTGTGCATTTGAACTTCGTCTTTAATGTCAATCTCAACAAACTTTGCCCTGGGGTAGTTCTTGAATCCCATCGCTTTACAAACTTCTTTGATTTGAGGCTGTAAAATATCATTTAAAAATGTATTGCGGGCTTCTTTAAGCCTTTCCAGGAAAATCTGAGCCTTAACCTGAGTGCTCGAATAGTTTTCTTTTCCTACGATAATATTTTGCAAACCTTCTTTAATGTCTTCATTAACGATTTCATATTTGTCTGCACCAAGAACTTTGTTTAAGTCGGGAATAATAAACTCAGCTTTTGTAGTATAATCGGCAATCAAAGCCCGGCCAATACTTTCATTTTGAAAAAGATCTTGCATGGCTTTTAAGTTATTAGGATTAATACCTCCCTTATCAGGAGTATTACCCATAGTTACTAACAATATAACATTTTCGATTGTTCTAGTAATAGCTTGATCAACCTTCTTTAACTCCATTTTCCAATTGATGTCGTCCAGTACTGGAAACCCAAAAGGTGTGGCAAATGGTTCGTAGTCTTGCTTTTTATAAAAAGAGAATAGGAGCTTAGAGGCATCCAAAGGAACCAGTACCCCCTCTTGATTAAATCGATTGCCAGTGATAGCTTCTTTTGCATCTTGAGGTAAAGAATCGAAAACTTCTTGGTCGTAATCTGTCTGCGGGTTTCTAAGTTTTTGTATGTCATACTCGCTTAACAGTTTTTTATAAACTCCATCTTGAGCATTAAACGATAACACTCTATCTGCTACAAAGTCATAAGGATTTAAAAATATATATTTAATAGGTATATTTTTACTAGCTATACTAAAATCATCTGATGCATAGACTTTATTGAGTTTAACTAAGTCTTCAGTAGTAAATTTTGCATTTAATTTATAAATAAAAACATTACCAGATCTATAGTATTCCCTGAAGTATTGATCTTTAAATTTCCATATTTCAATTTTATCCATCCATTTTTGGATAAATGCCTTTGATTTTTCTGAACCACCTTCCAAATATATATCTGAATTAGAAAACTCAGACATAACATCGATGGCATTTCTGAATATAGCTATATTGGCATAAGCCTTTTGACATAATAAAATAGAAGACCTGGGACTAATGTAACTTTTTTCGTTACTATAAGACAATGGACACTCTTCTATATTTTTATACTTTGCACCTTTTTTATTAGTGGCTACATAGTTCCGCCTTGTCCTTGTAGAATCACTTGCATCAATTTGACCTACGTTTCTTGAGTATGCTGCCTCAGTATAATATGAATCTCCTGCACTAGCAGGCTTTATATCGCTATTAATTTTTGGCTGGTCTATGCTTGAGTTAGCTCCGTCAGTGGTTTCAAACTTTTTCCAGTACTCAGATTTTTTTACATATTTTCTTGGCATATTTAATTGTACACCAAAGAATCAAAAAGTCTATTTTAAAGTTAAAAGTTAACTTTGACTTTAAATCATCATAGGAGTGAAAGTAGCTGCAGTTGGATCACTTTTCGACATCGTAAAGTCATAATAAGTCTTAATCATCCAATTACCTAAAACTAAAGCAGAATACGAGTCTTTTCGTGTCTTGCCTGGCCCAGTTTGTCTTTTTAAGTTATTCGGCAGGCCAAATGTCTGGGTGCCCTGTGCTGAAGAGGATACCTGAATTAAGGCGCATTGGTTTTTTGTATAATTAACCATGTCGTATTGATGGTCTAAAAAGTCGATAATTTTAGCTGAACCAGAATTTTTTAAAAGTTCTTTCTGGTTCGGTAAAAAGGTTAAGCTGTCAATTGGTATATTAACCTTTATTTGCTTGTGATAATTTTCATCTAATGCTCGGCATCCAAAAGAGATTCTTTTGTGGTCAAAATTAGCCTGTAATAATTCGTTTGCCCTTCGAATCCAGTCAGATGTAGCCTTTCTCAGAACACATATCCTCTTGTCTTTTAAGTTGTATTGATTCTTGGCTTGCAATAATACATCTTGATATTTCTCTAGGTCGTCGAAGTTAGCTGTAATTTCTTGAATGTTGATATTACTTTTATTAAACTGTTCACTAGCATTAGCGGCTTGCATAAACTGAACACCTCCACCATAATCACCTACAATAGCTACTATATTAAAATGTGTCAATAAATAATGAAAATAATTAATATGATCTTGCATTTTGAGTCCGGGCATAGCATAACTATGGACTAAGGTGCCTGTTTGAGTATTGTCATTTAATTTAAACACATGTATAGCAAAATCGTCAGAACTCTCTGATTCTGCCCAACTGGGGTCAAAAGCAAGCAAATATTTAGAGTCTCTATCT